TATTACTAATAGCTATAGATCTAGTAGTAGACTAGGGTAGAAGGGTATAGAGAGGTAGTAAGGGGTGTAGGGGGTAATACTAATATATATCACTTAAAATAACCTTACTTATCAATATATCTATCTATCTATTAATCTATCAATATATCTATCTATCAATATATCCCTAAATATCCCTATAAATGTACAAAAATCCCATAAGTGACCCTTACAGATGACAGTGCGTAATACTGCATTAATTAAATAAATTTATAAATTATAAAATAGGAGAATAATCATGTCCAGAGGCGGTAAAAGAGAAGGTGCGGGTCGTAAACCCAATAGCCAATCATCTACTTCTACAGTAGTTAATAATGCTGGAACATATACTCCTAAAATAGATCCTGTTAAGGAATTAGAAAAGCTTTTTAAAAAAGTAGATAAAGTATCCTCAAAAGAGGAACTAATGAAACTACAAATTAAAATAGATCTATTAAATAAAATGTTACCTTATGTGTCTTACAAGAAACCAACCGCTGAAACTAAAAAAGAAGACAATCCTACAACGGTAGAGATAAAAGGTATTGATCTAGGAGATTTATAAAATGGATAAACTAAATTTTAATATGTATCCATTCCAACTCGATATACTTAAGTCAGTTATGAAACACAGATATACTGTTGTTAACTGTTCTAGAAGGGTTGGTAAAAGTTATGGAACTACAATTATAGCTTTATTAAAAGCTTTAAATAAACCTAACCAGAATATTCTTATTGTGTCACCTACCCAAAGCATGACACTGAATACTTACTGGAAACCATTATTAGATTTTATAAGAGATATAAAACCATCACCAAATGTTAAGGTTATGGAGAAAGAAATATGGTTTGAAAACGGTAGTTCAATTTGTTTAGGTTCTGCGGATAAGATTGATAAGTTAAGAGGTAGATCTCCTAACCCAAATCTTATTATAATGGATGAGTACTCATTTGTAAGATCCGCTGATGCCGAAGAATTATTTGTTAGTGTATTACAGCCTTATGCTGCTGTAAAAGAAGCTAACTGTAAGTTTATTGTTATATCAACACCTAAAGGTTACAACTTTTATAAGAAGTTATTTGACCGTGGTAATGATGAGAGATTTGAGGAATGGAACAGTATTCAATATGATTGTTATACTGCTAGACCAGACTTAAAAGATACATTCGATAAACTAAAACTCGAAATGGATGAAAAGCAATTTAACCAAGAAATGTTAGCTGAATTCATAACAGAAGGTAATAGTGTGTTTATCAATTTTGATGAACTATTAAACCTTAAACATGATATTGCTGATGTACAAGAGAATGAACCACTGGTTGTATCTCTCGATCAAAACATTGGATTAATGAGTTGCTTAATTGCAAGAGTTAAATCTTCAAATGGCATAAACCATATAGAAGTTATAAACGAACATGAAGGTCAGTTTAAAGACATACCACAATTAATTGGTGGTCTAAAAGAACTGTATCCTAATAATAGAATTACAATTACACCAGATAGTTCTATGGCTGCTAGGTCAGCTACTGCTGGTATTGGTAATGACTCTATTAAACAATTAAAACAAGCTGGGTTTAGTATCCGTATGGATAAAAAGAACCCAGGTATATTAGACTCCGTTAATGTAGCTAATGCTATGTTACTAAACGGTAGTGGTATAAGACAAGTAAAGATACACCCTAGGTGTGTAAAGCTTATAGAAGCTATTAAGTCTGCCACATGGAATGAAGCTACTGGTAATAACCTTGTTAAAGATAACAAGACTGATCACTTACAAGACTGTTTCAGATATCTGTTATGGTACTTCAGAAGAGTGAATAGACCAACTATAGTTAGAGGATTCAATTTCTAATATACATATATAAATCATTAATATAATCAATAATCCTATAAAATAACCCGCATAATTATATAGCCCCTAGGGTAATCAATTATGTCACAAGCGTTGTTTTATAAGGATTATTTGATTGTGTTAATATCCAAAACCCCCATAGCCAATCAAACTCCACAGGCCCCGTATAGATCTAATACTCTATCTGCCCAGGACTGCGATTGAATAGGTATAGCTTTATACCGATCAGTGGGGCTTAATTAAGACTCAAGACCCCTTAGAATGGCTCTATGGCCCTTTAAAGGATATATAATACACCCCCCAAGACTACTATCTATTATCATAGACCGTACAAGACTAATGCTAGTCCTATCCCGATCTGTACAATTAGATGAGGGTCATATAGGCGGATGGGGGTACACCCCCTTTTTTACGAATTTGTCTGGAGGGGTACGCCTATAACAACTTTTTCAAAATCCAGAGTAAATCCTGGAAACACACAAATAGTAATACTGTGTGGTATACCGTGTATACTAGCATTACTCCCACAATCATAGGGTTTATGATTAATACAACTGTAGGTAAGTCTATTATCCCGTGGAAAATATGGCAATCCCACATTGAATTCAACTATCTGGATGTTCCAGATTACAACTAATGTTTAGGAAATAAAACAATGGCTATCAAATATACTAACTCTTCTGTGGTGAAGAGTATAAACACAAAAAAAGGGCCTGGTGTTCCAACTGATGAATACCTATCCCAAGTTGGCGAATGGAAGAGAAATAGGGCGATAATTCAAGGGCCTTCATATACGAAGGATTTTGATTCTGCACCTTCAGCTGAGAATTTGCTGTTACCATTCAATCCAACAATGACACAACAACAATATGATTTTTACAAGGCGGAAGCTGAGGTACCAGGGGTATCTTCTGAGTTTTGTAAGATGATAATTGGTGGGTTGTTAAGAAAACAACCTTTATTAGAATTACCCGAAAGCGCCCCAGAAGGCGCTAAAGCTTGGATACTAGATGATATAGGATCTGATAAATCAAATCTGATAACTCTTATGTCTAGTGCATTATGGGAGGAACTTCAAACATCAAGAGCATGGTTTCAAATAGACTACCCTGTAGTTGATTTAGAAGCTTTAACTCCTGCTGAAAGAAGAGAAGTTAAACCTTATCCTGTTCTACATAATGCTGAGAATATTATAAACTGGTCTACAAGCACAGATATTAAAGGCATAGTAAAATTAGATATGTTAATTACAAGATATTTTACTACAGCTAATGATAACGATCAACCATTCCACCCTAAGTATATGGATACTGTACAAGTACATAGATTAGACGGTAATGGTTTATATGTTATTGATACTTACACAAAGAACACATCTGATACACCTTCATTTATTGATGGTGGTATTGATTATAACTTTGATCAATTAACTGATGATTGGGAATTGACTGAATCTAATAGTAATTTATTTATTAATGGTGAAAGAATGGACTTTATACCTTTCTTCCCTCTTAATGGTTCAATAGATACTTTAGACCCAATAATGACACCTGTTGTTAACAGAGAAATAGCTTTATATAATAAAATTTCTAGAAGAAACCATTTATTATATTTATCTGCTACTTATACTCCTGTTGTTAAATCTGATAGTTTAACTGAATCTGAAAAAGATCAATTAGTTAAACAAGGTTTAGGAACTTGGATGTTTGTTAACAAAGATGATACTGTGGAAACACTACAAACACCAACAGATGCTTTAAAAGATATGGAAGCAGCTATTAAGAATGGTTATGATGAATTAACTAGAATTGGTATTAAAATGCTAAGTCTAGAACCTAATAACTCTGATCAATCTGGTGTAGCTTTAGGAATTAGAAATGCTGCTCAAAATGCAGCTATCTCTACTCTTAATGCTAAAGTTAGTGAAGCTATGAAGAAAGTAATTAAGACACTTATCAATTGGAGATATGATATTGATATGACTGAATCAGATATTAGATTTAATTTATCTGGTGACTTCAATCCAACACCTAGAGGTGCTGAATGGATGAGATTAATTACTGAATGGTATCAAGGTGGATTAATTCCAAGATCTACGTTTATTGAAATTGCAAAGAATAATGATGCTTTACCAACTGACTATGATGATGTTAAGGGTGAAGATGAAATTTCAAATGATGCTAGAATTGTATCCCCAAGAGAACAATTTCAAGCTGAATTAAATTCAATTCAACAAACAGAAGAATAAAATTATGATTAACAACGACACAATAGTGACTTCAACTATATTTGGCATTGGTGCTGGGTTAATGACAGAACAATGGATCACTATAGCTGTGGGTGCTATTGCTGTCGGTGTTATTCAACCATTCTTTAGGATACTATGGACTAATTTATTAGTTCCTAAAAATACAAACAAAGAGAAAAGAGGTATGAAAATGTCTTACGGAAAGAAAAGAAAATCTTCTAAAAAGAAAAAAGAAGATCCTAAGAAAAAAAGAACAAGAAGAAAGAGAAGATAGAATATGAAAAGTAAACGTATAATTTTAATTGTATGTTTATTTATTATAGGATGTTTTACAATATATAATGAACTTAATACATATAACAGATTACACAAAGGAATGTATATTGTAAGTCTAGAGACTGACAAGAATTACGGTATATTAAAAACTGATTATATTTGGAAAGATTTAAATGAAGTTCATAACTTTATGAGTCTATTTAAACAAATTCATAATACGTTTATATCAATGGATTATTTTACAACATTAATTTTAAATCAAGATGTATGTAAGGTTGATTCATATAAATATAAGGTTGTTAAGATATTTAGTAATAATAAATATGCTATCTACAGAATTAAGTAAGAGGTATTTACAATGGCAATGTATAGAGGAAGAAAAGTCAAATTAAATAAACCAATGGCTGGGGATGTAAAAAAATTTAAGGTTTTCGTGCGAAGCCCAAAGACAGGAAGAGTTATTAAAGTTAACTTTGGTCAAAAGGGTGCAAGAATTAAAAAGAATAATCCAAAAGCTAGAGCAAGTTTTAGAGCAAGACATAAATGCTCTACTCCAGGCCCTAAAACAAAAGCAAGATATTGGTCTTGTAGAAAGTGGTAATTAATATGGCTTACAAAAAGAAAAAAGGTAAAGCAGGTAAAGCTTGTTGGACTGGTTATAGAAGAGTTGGCACAAACAAATGTGTCAAGATGAAGAATTATAAAAGGAAATAAACCTATATGAGTATAAATGATGATGTATATTCAAGGACGCTGAAACACCGTGCGTTATTATCTCTTTACGAGAAGAGACTTGAATCAGAAATTTTAAAAATTTTGGCGTTGCACAAAACAAAATTAAAAAACATAGTCTTAGCTAAGGGTACTGCTAATATTAATTTATTAAATAGATCTTTAGCTAAAGAGATAAGACAAACATATAAAAGAATTTATAAAGAAGGAATTACAGAATTAAATAAACTAGCGGGGGTATCTGCTAGGTATTATAAATCAGAATTCGCAAGATCACTTATTGGTATTTATAAAGCTAAGGGTGTAAATGATGCTATTACAGTTAAGGATTTAATAATTAAAGGTAATGGTACATTTAGTCAACAATTAGCAAGTATAAGTATTCAACAACAAAGAAAGATTAAAGGACTTGTAAAGACTGGAATGGTTGCAGGTAAATCACTAAATAAAATAGCTGATGATGTAGGTAGACTAGGAATAGCTACTTCTGTAGTTCAAAATAAAACATTAATAAGAACAGCAATTACTGAGACTAGTGCATTTGTAGCTAATGAAACATATAAGCTAAATGATGATGTTGTAAAAGGTTATCAATATGTGGCTACATTAGACTCAAGGACTTCATTAATTTGTGGAAGATTAGATGGTAAGATTTATTCATTAGATAGTAAATCTGCTCCTAAACCACCACAACATTTTAATTGTAGATCTACTACTGTTCCAATAATTAAATCTGCTGATCAATTATTAAATACTAAAAATAATAGATTACAAAAACGTAAGATAAATAGATTATCTGATAAAAGAAGAGCATCTATAAATGGTCAAGTACCTGCAAGGACTGACTATTCTGAATGGTTATCAAAACAAGATAATGAACTTAAATTAACTATATTAGGTACTCAAGCAAGAGTAGATATATTTAATAAAGGATTATTAAAGTTAACACAATTTAGTTCTGCTGATGGTAAATTAGTTTCTTTAGATAAATTAGAATCTTTATTAATAGGTAAAGAGGTTATTAAGAAAAGTAAACCTGTTGTTTCTAAGGTAAATAAAACTTCAGTATCTAACCCTATTAGTGAAAAGGATCTGAAAATAATTTCTT